GAAAAAGACGGTGTTAAATATGCTCCTGATCAAAAGCTTTCTCCTGGCATTTATCCTGAACACATGGTTTATTTAAAATCTGCTGGTATATGTGGTCAATCAGACTTAGTAGAAGTAGTTGGGGATAAAGTGAATATTATAGATTACAAAAGCAATAAGAAGATAGAAACCGAATCTTTTGTTAATTGGGAAGGTTTATCTAAAAAAATGTTGTTCCCGGTAAATCACTTAGATGATTGTAATTATTATCACTATGCATTACAGTTAAGTATATATATGTATATTATACTAAAACACAACCCTAAATTAAAACCAGGAAACATTTACATACACCATGTCACTTTTGAACAGGAATCAGAAAATGAATTTGGATATCCTATATATGCAAAAGACTCAGAAGAAAATCCTATAGTAAAAGATGTTACTCCAATGGAGGTGCCTTACTTAAAGGATGAGGTTATTGTAATTATTCAGCATATCAAAGAACATGGTATAAATACTTATAAAATATGATAGTTAAATTATTTGATTTACAGAACGGTAAGATTGTTCCCTCAGAACATTGTTATACACTAGAAACTTTAAGAAAGATAATGGATGAATATCCTGAAGATTATATGAAAGTATACCAGTATCTTTTTTATATGACTTGTCCTGATCCGGATTCTAATCCTTTTTTTCATGTACCTGAATCAGATAAAGAGATTCTTATATTTAATGAATTAAATTCGGAATTCTCTACAGAAGATGATGAGATACAAAGAGCTTTAGGTTTTTGTAAAAAACTTTATGAAACACCTACCAAAAGAGCTTATGACGGAATTAGCAAAGCATTAGATAGAATTGCTAAATATATGGCCAATACTCCTATTACAGATGGTAAAGATGGAAACATAGGTCAGATAAGAGCTATGGCAAAAGACTTTGAATCTATTAGACAATCATTTAAAGGAGCATATAAAGATCTTCAAGATGAACAACAATCTAGAATCCGTGGCGGAGGTTCTATGGCATATGATCAATAATTATGGAAGAGTTTATTCAAGACATACCTACATGGGATAATGGTACCTGGACTACTAGTACTTATACCCGGGATGATTTTAAAGAGTTTGTCACTAATCTATTTAAAGAACCAGGTCAATATACTTTTGATAAGGATACTTTAGCTATAGGTAAACAAGAAGCTATTAAGTTTGAAAAGTTAGGGTATTATTGTGATAAACCTTTTAAATCAAAAGACTTTACTGATTACTGGAATCTTGAAAAAGATAAATGTAGAAAAGGATTAATCATTAAGAATAATAATGGTACATGGTTTTTAACTAGAGACTATTACATGTGGTTAAACTTTCTTCCTATTTTTGATAAAGAAAAAACTAAATTTGGTTTTGCTAAACTTAGAGATGCTCAGTATCACATGGCGCTGTATGAGTTACTAGCTGAATTAAATTGGAAACATGCTGCAATTTTAAAGAAGAGACAAATAGCTAGTGAACAACCTCATAGTGAACCTGTGTTAGGTGAACATGGCTGGACTACAATGGGGACAATACAACCAGGTGATAAGCTTTGGAATCCTGATGGGACACTTACTACAATATTACATAAAAGTAATAATGGCATAAGTGATGTTTATGAATTCAAATTTGGTGATGGCAGAACTACAAGATGTGGGATTGAACACAATTGGGAAGTTTATGATCGAGCTGCAAAAAAAGTAAAAGTTTTAAATACAAAAGAACTCTTAGACTTGGGTCTTTTTCAAACTCCTATAAAAGGAATCAAAAAGGTTTATGATAATTATAGATTTAGTATAAATACGTGTAAACCTATAGCTTTGTTATCTAATCCAGTTCCTGTAGATTCTTATACTCTTGGTGCATTGCTGGGTGATGGTCATATAAATAATAAATCTATTTATATTGCTGGAGAAGATGATGAAGTATTTGAGAATATCTCTAAAAACTTGGGACCCGATTATGTTTTAAAAACAACAGGATATTTAAAAAAATCTATAACTTACTTAAATAGATTTAACCATAAAGGAAAAGAATATAAAAATTCTAAATTTGGAGTAAATCCTTTATTGCGAGAGTGTTTAGAATTGGGTTTAGGTAAAGCCGGTAAGAGCACTAAATTTATACCTGAGATTTATAAAACAGCTTCTATAAAAGACAGAATTGCTTTAATTCAAGGTTTAATGGATACTGATGGTTATATAAATAGTACAGGTAATGATATTCATTTTACAAATGTAAATAAAAGATTAATTGATGATTTTACAGAAGTTATTAGATCATTAGGGGTTAAAGCAAAAATTGATTTAAAAGAAAACGAACACGGTGCTTTTTATAGAGTTCGTATATCTGGTAATATAGATTTTGAATTATTTAAATTAACCAGAAAAGCAGATAGATTTAAAAAAAGAAAATCTAAAAATACTTTTAATAAAGTTCCTTTACTTTCAATAACAAAATTAGATTATCAAGAAGAGTCTTCTTGTATTGTTGTAGATAATCCTAATCATTTATATATAACCAGAGATTATATTGTAACCCACAACTCGTACTTTCATGCAGGTAAACTGATAAACCAACTATGGTTTGAAGAAGGTGTTACTCTTAAAATGGGTGCAGCATTAAAAGATTATATAAATGAGAAAGGTACCTGGAAATTCTTAGATGAATATGCTAACTTTTTAAATGAACACACAGCCTGGTACAGACCAATGAACCCTAAAAAGGTTCTAATGTGGCAACAGAAGATTGAAGAGAAAGTAAATGGTAGAATAAAAGATAGAGGATTAAAAGGAACTATACAAGGAATGTCTTTTGAGAAAGATCCTACTAATTCTGTAGGTGGCCCAGTAAAGTACTTTTTTCATGAGGAAGCAGGGATTGCTCCAAAAATGGATCAAACATATGAATACATTAGACCTGCTTTAAAATCAGGTTTTGTTACTACTGGTTTATTTATTGCTGCAGGATCTGTGGGTGATCTTGATCAATGTGAACCTTTAAAAGATATGGTAGTAAATCCTGTATCTAATGATATATTTCCTGTAGAATCTAATCTTATAGATGATAAAGGTACAATAGGTTTATCAGGTTTATTTATTCCGGAACAATGGTCCATGCCGCCTTATATAGATGATTACGGCAATTCTAAAGTAGAAGATGCATTAGAAGCTTTAAGCGAACAATTTGCTCAATGGAAAAAGGAACTTACCCCAGAACAGTATCAATTAAGAATATCCCAGCATCCGAGAAATATAAAAGAAGCTTTTGCAACAAGAACAGTTTCTAAATTTCCACAACATTTATTATCTCACCAAGCAGAAAGAATTAGAAACAAAGACTATCCTTATGAGTTCTTAGATATCTATCCAGGAGTTGATGGTAGACCAGAAGTAAAAATAACAAATAAGTTACCAATATCTGAATTCCCGCTATCTAAAAAAGCAAGTGATAAAACAGGTGTATTAGTAGTGTGGGAAAGACCTGTAGAGAATCCTGAATTTGGAATGTATTATGGAAGTATTGACCCGGTTTCAGAAGGTAGAACAACCTCATCAGATTCATTATGTTCTATTTATATTTACAAAAGAAAGATCCAGGTTAAAAAAATAAATGGTACAGAGGTAACTACTTACTTGGAAAGAGATAAAGTTGTTGCTGCTTGGTGTGGTAGATTTGATGATATTAATAAAACCCACGAAAGACTTAGGTTGATCATAGAATGGTATAATGCTAAGACTCTTGTAGAAAATAATATCTCTTTGTTTATTAATTACATGATAGGTCTAAATAAACAAAAATATCTTGTAAGAAAAGATGAAATGGTTTTCTTAAAAGAACTTGGGTCTAATATGGCTGTTTATCAGGAATACGGTTGGAAAAACACAGGAAGATTATTCAAAGATCATCTTCTTAGTTATGTTATAGAATACCTTAAAGAGTCTATAGATGAAGAAACTAAGCCTGATGGTACTGTTGTTAAGACTACTTATGGTGTTGAACGTATTCCGGATCCAATGCTTATAGTAGAAATGCAAGCATATGAAGAAGGATTAAACGTTGACCGTTTAGTTTCTTTTTCAGCATTAGTAGCATACATTAAAATTTTAGAATCTAATACAGGTATAAAAGAGAGAGTTGAGAAAGATGATGCTGCTAAAAATTTGGATAAGTCCTCAAATTTGTTTAAATTAAATAGAAGTCCGTTTCGTCACGTGGGTGCGGGAAAAAACGGGGGTGTTAAAAAAAGTGCTTTTAAAAATCTTAAATAAAATATATGCAAGTAGTTTCAGCAATGCAACTCAAAAAAGGAGTTAAGACTAAAGAAAACCGTATGGGTGCTATAACGCAACCTTTACAGTTTTTGTCCAATAAAGAAAAAGATAAAGAATGGGCTGCTTGGAATCTTGACTGGTTAGAATGGAATGGCATAAAACAGATTAATAAAAAATCCAGAAGGCTTCTTAAAAACTATAAGCTTGCTCAAGGTGTAATAGATAAGACAGATTACATTGTAGAAGAAAATCCAGAATATAGAGATATTATAGACTACCTTACACAAGAAGATGATACAGCTTTAGAACTAAAGTTTTATCCTATTATTCCTAATGTGATAAATGTACTTACTTCGGAATTTGCTAAAAGAAATACTAAAGTAACTTATAGAGCTGTTGATGAGTATTCGTACAATGAAGTTCTTGAGCAAAAAAGAGCTATGGTTGAAGAAGTTCTTTTATCAGAAGCACAAACAAAGATTATTGCTGCTATGATGGAACAAGGAATGAACCCTGAGTCAGAAGAAGCTCAACAGCAATTAAACCCTAATAATCTTAAGTCATTACCAGAAATAGAAAGTTTCTTTAAGAAAGATTACCGTTCTATGTATGAGCAATGGGCAGAACATCAACACAGAGTAGATGTGGAAAGGTTCAGATTTGAGGAATTGGAAGAAAGAGGTTTCCGAGATATGCTTATTACAGATTCAGAATTCTTTCATTTTAGAATGATGGAAGATGATTATGATATAGAGTTATGGAATCCTATTCTTACTTTTTATCATAAAGCTCCGGGAACTAGATATATGTCTGATGCTAACTGGGTGGGTAAAACAGAAATGATCACTGTAGCAGATGCTATTGATAAATATGGATACTTGATGACTGAGGAACAAATGGAGGCCTTAGAAGCAGTCTATCCTATCAGGTCAGCTGGATATACTATAGGTGGTATGCAGAATGATGGTTCATTTTATGACACATCTCGTTCTCATGAATGGAATACTAATATGCCATCACTAGCTATGAGACAATATACTTCTGCAGTAGGTCAAAGAGTAGCAGGTGGAGCAGATCCTATTAATCAAGTTTTATACAACAGTGAAGATTTTGATAATGAGGGAACTGCGTATTTAGTGCGGGAAACTGTTGTATATTGGAAATCTCAAAGAAAGCTGGGGCATTTAACTAAAATAGATGACACTGGAGAAGTTATTCAAGAAATTGTTACTGAAAATTATAAAATAATAGATAAACCTATTTATGATAATAGGTTAATGAAAAATAAAACAAAAGACAATTTATTATTTGGTGAGCATATAGATTGGATTTGGATTAACGAAGTATGGGGAGGTGTAAAACTAGGTCCTAATTTACCAAGTTTCTGGGGCATGAATAATCCTGATGGATTTGCCCCAATCTATTTAGGAGTAGATAAGAATGAAATAGGACCTTTAAGGTTTCAATTTAAAGGAGATAATAGTTTATATGGTTGTAAAATGCCAATAGAAGGAGCTGTCTTTTCTGATAGAAACACCAAGTCTACAGCTCTTGTGGATTTAATGAAGCCTTTTCAAATTGCTTACAATCTTGTAAATAACCAAATAGCAGATATATTAGTAGATGAACTAGGTACCGTAATTCTTTTAGATCAAAACGGATTACCTAAACATTCTCTTGGAGAAGATTGGGGTAAAGGTAATTATGCTAAAGCATATGTTGCTATGAAGAACTTTCAGATACTTCCTTTAGATACATCAATTACCAATACTGAAAATCCTCTTAATTTCCAGCATTTTCAGAAATTAGACATGGAACAATCTAATAGATTAATGTCTAGAATACAGTTAGGTAATTATTTTAAACAACAAGCATACGAAGTAATTGGTATTACACCACAGAGGTTAGGTCAACAAATAGGACAACAGGATTCTGCTACAGGTATTCAACAGTCAGTAAACGCTTCACATGCTCAGACTGAAATGTATTTTATTCAACATTCTGATTACTTGATGCCTAGGGTTCACGAAATGAGAACCAATCTTGCACAATATTATCATTCTTCAAAACCATCTGTAAGATTAACATATCAAACAAGTAATGAAGATAAAGTAAATTTTGAAATTAATGGTGTAGATTTGTTACTTAGAGATCTTAATATTTTCTGTAGCACTACGGCTAATCATAGATTTGTACTTGAGCAATTAAAACAAATGGCTATTTCTAATAACACTACTGGAGCATCTATTTACGATCTTGGTAGAGTTATCCAATCTCAATCTGTTTCTGAGCTTAATAGTGTAATGAAAACTGCTGAAGAAAAAGTTCAACAACAACAACAACAAGAACAAGAACACCAACAAAAACTTCAAGAACAAGATATACAATCAAGAGCTGCTGAGGAACAAGCTAAACGTGATCATGCTGCTGCTGAGAAAGAAAAAGATAGAAGAAAAGATATTCTTGTTGCTGAAATTAGATCTGCAGGGTTTGGTGCTTTGCAAGATAAAGATGAGAATCAACAGTCTGATTATATAGATTATATGGACAGATTGCAAGAATCAGAAAGATTCCAGGAAAGTACATCTTTACAAAGGGACAAGATGACTAATGACACTATGCTTAAAACTGAAAAACTCCAAATAGAAAGAGAAAAGCTTCAAGCACAAAGAGAAGTTGCAGAAAA